CGCCATATCGTCGCATACTAACTCAAGTTCAGATTCTATAAACTCACCCCCGCGCTTATGTACGTGCGATGTATCAGGTTTAATAATACCCGTCTTTCCTACTAGTTTACAGATATACCCTTCGTCTATTAGTTTTTTAAGCGTAGCTCGGTATATAATTTCATCGAATATTTTATTTTTCCCTCCAGTTAATAATCCAGAATCTAAACGAAAAGGCGTTGCGGTTAGGCCCACTACTTTACAGTACGGCGCAATTTCAAATATATCATTTAAAAATGTACGGTACATCCCGAATCCTTTATTACTAACCAAGTGGCACTCATCGATAATTATTAAATTAAATTTACCAAGTTCTTTAGCGCGTTTATAAACCGATTGAATACCAGCAAATAAAATTTGATTATGAGTGTCCCTGCTATGCAGCCCCGCGCTATAAATACCGGCATCAACTATACCAATATTCTGTATAAGCTCTTGAAAATTCTGTTGGATCAATTCTTTCCGGTGAGTAAGAAAAAGTAAACGACAATCAGGATATTCGTTTAATATTTTTTCAGCGATCATTGCCTGAACTAACGATTTCCCGCTTGCAGTAGGAAGATCTATTAGGGGATGTGATGCATCTATGCGATCAAAGTATTTAAACAGTTTATCGACTGATTCTTTCTGGTAATAACGTGGCTCGAATTTCATTTAATTATTCCTACATTTTATCAAATAAATATAATTGACAATCGTTATCATTATCAATTATTCTATGTTTATTATCAGTTCTTTTTCTTATTTCAATTCTCTTTAATACATTATACCAAATTGATTTTTTAGGAATAAATCCAAGAGACTTTAGAGAATGATCATTTTTTAATATTGCGATACATATCGATTTATATGAAGGCGCAAGATTATCATTCATCAACTCATTGGGAACTACATCTGGAATTCCATCTGGATATCCCTGTCTTTTCCATTTTCTAATATATTCTCGTATTCTCTCTTCCATATTTTAAAATACCTTTCTGCTAATTTATTTGCCTTTATTTGATCTTTAATTGATAACAAATTAAATCCTGATCGAAATTTACTCGGCAGCCCAAGAGATACGCAAGCTGATGCCTGCCCTAACCATGCTATTTTATTTATTGATGGATTAGTTAGAAAATGTTCGCATGAATATCTCCATTCTGTAATAACTATTTTTAATGCAGATTCAAATTTATTCAAATCACCAAGAAATAATTTATACATTTCTTTAGCTTCATCTGGAGTTATCCCGTCATGAGGTGATTGATTAAAAAAACCAGAATTATAACATTCCCAAATATGATATGGATGGTATATTCTTTTCATTGTATCTCGTCGAATGTAACATCATTAAGATTTGCATCTCTTTGCCTCAGTGCTTCAACATCCGGGTCCCAACTATCAGAAAAATCTCTACTTTGAAATAATGAAGCAAGACCAGTTATTTGTTTCATTCTAAGAAGTTCGTCCTTACTCATTCCAATATGCTTACATATCCAGGCGTCGCCCTTACCCATTTCGGTAAGTTCAGTAACAATAACACTCATGAGTTCGACATTGTGCGAACCACGCGCCCTATTGTGCCTTATCGTTGATGCCATCCTCTCACCTATTGCTTTATTTATCACAACGATAGGTAACATTCCTTTTTCGCGTTCTCGTATTCGTTGACTATTTGACATAGTAAGATATCGGTGAAATCCATCAACGACTATATAGATATCATTATCTTCATCATAGTATGTAACTATTGGTTGTGTATATCCATCTTCCCATATTGATATTTCGAGCAACTCCATTTCTGGAGGGGCTACTTTATTTGGGTTATAGTCATTAGATTTTACTTTATTCATAGGCACAGAAAGAACATTGTAAACAGGTGATTTAAAATCACTCATGAGTAATCTCCTTATTGTTATTTTCGGCAATCAAAAGTATTGCACATTTTTTATATGTATTATTATACCATGCACATTGCGAAAGTATACAGTTGTTTTTACTTGATCCATTAACAATTTGTTTTATTTCCCCAGACATTGGACATATCATTTTAATTTTCATTTCAGTATGATCCATATTCATTATGAACCTCTCTACCTTTTAGTGGTGGATTAAAAACACATATCAATATAACTTCATCAAATGCTTCAAATTTATGAGGATCATTTTTATCAAGTGCATACATTGTATCTGGTATTATATCATAAATATCTCCAGTATTTACGTTTGTTAATTGTCCATGACCATGAATACAATAACATGCTTCTAAATGTTCTTTATAATGCCAAAACTGAATACCATTAACAGGTATTATAGTTTTTGTTAACGTGAACCCCATGCCGTCATCTTTTAACAAAAATCTATTACTTATAAATCCACCTTTCGGACACTTCACCTGTCGAATTGTATTTTTTATTTGATTAAGATTTCTTACTATCATTTTTTAGCTCTCCTTTAATATTTATATGTTTATATTTTTCCATTATTTGTCTTTGCCGATTCATTTGCTCTTTTGTCGGCGCAAAACCCATATATTTGCAAGTGTGATCATTCTTTAAAATAGTTATTGCAAATCTTTTCCAGGAGCATACCTCTCTATTTTTCTGAGATAAAAAATCAGTATGATCAGGATAATTTTCTATTACTACTCTATGTTTATTTTTCCTTCCATGAGGAGTAAGACCATTGAGTCTGAATTTTATTGGGGAGCTTTCAAGTTCTTTTAGCGTTTTATCTGATAAGGTCTGACCGACCTCTCCCCAATACTTAATTGATTGGATAAAACGCCGCTTAAAATTTTCAGATACCTCTTTTGGGAGTGTAGCTAAAAGGAATTGTACAAATGATTTCCAAGTATGTCCTTCAGGAAGTTTTATACTTTTATAATTTAATTGTTTTCCATATGTTGCAATAAAATTAGCTCCCTGCACTCTAGCGCATAATGTTGCCCAGGTATGCGGATCAATAACTCGATATAATCCTAAACTGCTTTTTGACTCACTCATAAATGGAGAGGCAACACGCATTTTGTGAACAGGGACTCCGGCCTTATAAAATATGTCATAAAGTTTATTATATTTCCATTCGAATTTAGCATTTGCTGTCCAAATGTCTTCGGTCCTCCAGTCATATATAGGATAACAATTATAAACATAATCAGTATTTTTTTTAGTCCACATCCTACCGTCCAATGTTTCTTTTTGAAGATTCATTATCGCCCTAAATCGGTTAAGACTTTCAACTGTTCGTATCCCAATTAGGCAAGCTGTCCTTTCACCTTGTGCGTACCAGTCTCCGAACTTATCCCAAAATTCATCATAATTCATATTCTCTCTGAAATAATCAAGTGGGTTATTTTTCATACTAACAACATAATCTTTTTTAGGCATCGGCCTGACCCATAAATGCTCTTCCTGTGTATTCCAACATTGCCATTCAACTGCATATGAACTTATTGTGCATGGAAGAGTAATTGGAAGGCAGCACCAATATATATCTAGATATTCTCTATTTGATTCAAGTATATCATGCATGAATTCCAAAGAGTATTCATAGTTGGCCTCGTTATCGAGAATCATTACTCCAATTTTTTTATCAATTTTATTTTTCTTTATATAATCAAGAATAAGATTCAGCATGACTCCACTATCTTTTCCACCAGAAAAAGAAACGTATATTCTTTTGAAATTTTTGAATAAAAAATCAAATCTTTCATCCATCGCTTCATATACATTTATACTTTTATTATATATTCTCATATAATTCCCTTCAATTTTTTAGTAATTTCTTTATCTTCTTTATTTGTTTTTAGTGTCTCGTTTTTAGGTTCAGGAAATATACACTCAAAATATTCTTTATCTTTTATATCCTGTGAAGTTAAATTTAAAGCTGATTTTATTTTTTTAGCCTGTGAATTTACGTTGTAGAATATATCGTTTTCAACTTTGTATTTTATCCAGTTTGGTGTGTCTCCTGAACTATCAGCGTCAACGGCTTTAAATGGGACCAGCGTATTTAGGAATAAGTGCAAATCGCATGGTTTAGACTCACCAGTAAAATCAACATCTTTTTTATGGCAATGCCATGATGCAACGGGTCCGGTTATAATCGGTTCTGAAAATGCACACGTCCGACAATTGACTTCAGGGACTAGCATATCAAAACATATTTCTTTCATCCGGCACCACTGGCATTGATAGAATGACCGATTCTCACTATTTCTCGGTAGAGGACGGTCAGATGTAATAATCGATTCTGCTTTCGCAAGTAGTGATAACGCGACTTTTCCATTATAATTAGTGCGACATGATGTATAGTTGCGGCCACCTGGAGAACTTACCGTTAAATAATGTCGCGTTAAACCGAATGAGTGCATATATATTTGAGCTTGCGCGTAATATACTGCATCCCATTTTTCAAGCGCGTCTTTTTCTCCTACATCTAAAATCAGGTCCCGTAATTGTTTGAACTTCTTTTCATTCACTGATTTATTTTCCCAGACATGCTC